AAGTTCTTCTTCTTTAAGTTCTTCTTCTTTAAGTTCTTCTTCTTTAAGTTCTTCTTCTTTAAGTTCTTCTTCTTTAAGTTCTTCTTCTTTAAGTTCTTCTTCTTTAAGTTCTTCTTCTTTACGAGTGCTCAATTTTTCATCGTGTTCTTTTTTCCGTCTTAAAATCTCTCCAATACCATGATCATTATTTTCTTGTTTACCAACAATTACATCTTCGGCTTCAAATAGTTCTTTGCGTAATTCGGCAGTAATTGCATCATCATTTGAACCATCGCCAAATAATAAATTTTTTCCTGGAATATCCATTCTATCTGCATTAATTAAATTTCCTTCTTCATCAATTGTTTGCATCAATTTATTGCCCTCTTTTTCGGCTTTAGCAATATTTTCTCTAATTGCTTTTTTCTTACTCTCTCTTACACGTTCTTGAAATTGTTCTTTTGAAATCTCATCGTTTTTCTTCTTTTGTGCCATAAGGTCATTTAGATCTTTTTCTAAATATTCAACTCTACCTGTTTTATACGCTTCAGGATGAAAAGGCATCCATATTCCTACTTGTCCAACATATACATCATGATTTGGGTCATGTTCTCTTAACATTTTACATTTTACTTCGGCTTCTTCTTGAGATCCAAAAACACCGCGAACTTTAATACCGCGTGTATTTGTTTGAAAACTATGTTGTGTACTGTACTCTTTTTGTAACTCTTCTTCTTTTGCATCAATAAATGATTTATATTCGTCTTCTAATGATGTTAGAAATAAGTTTGACTTTTCTTCTTCAACAAATTCTTCCATGTCTTTTGTTAAATCATTAAAATTTAAGTTGTATTTATATGCTACAAAATTTAAAAATTGTGTATATTTCTCAAATGTTTTTCTAAACTCAAAAGTTTCTAAATATTTTTCAAAATAAAATAGTTCCTTTTTTTTAATATGATTTTCAGGTGAAATAAAACTTAAACACACATATTTTTGACCACTTATTGGTTTGTCTTCGTCTAATAAATCAATAACTTTTTCGGTTTCAACTTTAGAATTAGCAGTTTGTTTAAGTTTAGAAGATTTTTTGCTTGTCATTTATAAATTATACTAGTTTTTAATTTTTAAGTATTTATTTATATAAATAAATAGTCTTCTTTAATTAATTTTAGTTATAATAATTTTATAATTATTATTTTTTTTCTTCTTTATTAATATAAAACATTATGAATTTTACTATGAGCGAATTAATAAAAAGAGCAGTAAAATATTTGATTGAAGGGTTAATGGTTGCTATTGTTGCTTTTGTAATTCCACAAAAGCAATTAAAATTTGATGAAATAGCAATTATTGGTTTAATGGCAGCTGCAACATTCTCTATATTAGATACATTTATTCCATCTATGGGTGTTTCGGCGCGATCGGGTGCTGGTTTTGGTATAGGTGCTAATTTAGTAGGGTTTCCACGCATAGGTTAAATAAAGATGTATGTGTATACAATGTATATGCCTATTATATTACTTTTTTATAATACTATTATTTTATAAAATAATAGTATTATAATATAATATTTTTAATATATTAAAAATATGGCATTTACAAGATTTTATGATGACCCTTGTAGAATTCAAAAATATTTAGAAGAAACTACTAATATAGGAAATTATAGTATAAATGTTCCAGGAAATGGACTTAAACCAATTTTATTAAATGACCCACATATTAATATGCAAAAATGGGGTGCTAATTTGTCACAAAATAAAACAGATTTAGAAAGTGAATTACATTTGTTGCATAGAAAATTAAATAAAGATAGTATTAGAGAAAATAATTATGTTGATTATCTAAACACAAATCCCCTGTATTATGTAAATAGTTATAGCATAAACAAGGATGAAATAACGGGTCAATCAAGAGCAACACATCCTTCATGGATATATAGAGAAATAAATAATTTTAATAATGATAATAATGTTCCAAATAATTTTAATTATTTGCACTTGAATCCACAAGAAAACATATGTATTCCTTTTCATAATAATATTAGTTCTCGAATACTTCAAAAAGATTATTATCAATTAAATAACAATTTTGATAACGAACGAAGAATAACAAATTAACTAATTAACAAAAATTAACAAATAAACATATTATTATTTATTAACTATATAATAATATTTTCAATATATTATATAAAATACTATGGCTGCTTTAGCAATACCTATAGTACTATTAGGAAGTATATATATATTATCCGAACAAGAAAAAAAAGAAACGCATACACAAAATAACAAAATTAATAATATTTTAGCAAAAGATTTTTTTACAGAAAATCCTTTAGGTGAACCATTTACTAATTATAATGATACTAATATTACAGATGTAATACAAATAAATAATGACACACCAAATACTTATGCTAATCCAAATCAACAAACAGACAATTTTTTTATGGCCAATACAGCAAATCCTTACAAACAACCACCAACAAACATTAAATTAATGTCAGGACAACAAAGTGACAGTTCCCAATTTAAACATAATAATATGACACCTTATTATGGTGCAAAAATTCGGGGTTCTATTGACTCTATTAATTTAACTGAATCAATATTAGATTCAAAACAAGGAAGTGGAAGTCAAAATTTTACTAAAGCTGAAATCGCTCCTTTATTTAGTCCATACGATAATGTTAGTCATCCAAACGGAACTCCAAACAATAGTGATTTTTTTCAGTCTCGTATTAATGAGTCTATGAAAATGTCAAATGTAACTTTATGGGAACAACAAAGAGTTGGACCCGGACTGAATTTGGGATATGGTTCTCAAAATAGTAATGGTCTTAATACTGGGGGTGTTGAAGGAAGTCATGGTTTTAATTCTGGTATGATGTCTCGAGAATCATGGATGCCCAAGTCTGTTGATAATTTAAGAGTAACTACTAATCCAAAAATTAGTTATAATTTAGATGGACATCAAGGTCCCGCACTTTTTCCAGTTAAAATGCAAGGTCCCAATACTAAAATTGGTGTTGTTGAAAAACACTTACCAGATAAATCATATGAATCCGGTCCAACACGTTGGTTTACAACAACAGGGATTGAACAAGCACCGCCCATTAGAAGCACTCAAGTAATTCCAATGGAAAACAGAATTAGCACAACCCGTGAATATTATGGTGCAACTTCAAATGCCGAATCTGGTCGCGCATCATATATTAAACAAGATTTTGAAGATCCAAAAAAACAAACATTAAGTGAACTACCAATTATTAATGCTAGTGCAACTGGAACAAACAGCGCTAGTCCAAATGATTATGGTGCCAATAGTTATGTTATTTATAATAATAATAGAAACACCGACAAAGAGACAACAGAGTTTGGTGGAGTTTATGGTATGCTAAAAGCGTCTGTTGCACCTGTTTTAGATATTTTTAGACAAACACGAAAAGAAAATTCAATTGGTAATTTGCGCCAAACAGGTAATGTTAATGGATTAACTCCAACAGGGCATTTGCTTAATATTAATGATAAAACAAAAGTCACAAACAGAGAAATGACAACAAATAAAATAGATATGAATTATGTAAATGTTCAAGGGCAAAATAATGCTGGTAATGCTTATCAAGTAACACAACATCAAAATTATGATAATCAAAGAACTAGCACAAATATGGAATATATTGGTTCAGGTAATGCATCGGGAACTGGTTTAAGACCATATAATAACGCATACGCCCAACAAAATAATGTAAACAAGAGTTATGAATCACGTACAAATCAAGGTTCTATGAATTTATTTAATAATTATAATAATTCAACTACTACACGTAATGAGTCTATGCTTCAGCAAAATAGAGGACATATTAATAATGGTGGTCCAAACATTACACCTTCGGTGCATTTTATTGGAGAAGTAAATGGAATGCAAACTTACGACCAAAACTTTAATAGATCACGCATGGATGAATCATTATTATCGGCATTCAAAAGTAATCCGTATACTAAATCTCTCACAAGTGTTGCCTAAAATATTAATATTATTAATTAATATATAAATTTTGTATACTAATTAATATTTCTTAAAATTTATAAGAAATATATTATAAATAATATAGTTATAGCAAACTATAATAATAATAGTGCTATTTATTTAAGTAGTGTTAATAATAGTAGTTATTAATTTATTAATTTATTTTCTACTTCTTCTTTTTTTTGTCTTTGAATTATCATGGCGAACCCATCCAAATTTTCCTTTTTTAGTAAAATAACCTGCCTTTTCTAAACGTTTTTCACGTTTAGCGCGATTGTATACTTTTCGTGATACTACGTGTCCGCGCTTATTCATTAATAAATCGGTTTTTTTTAAATTGCCTTTTGTTTTGTATGCAGTTCCATGCCAAACTTGCGCGCGTGACCCATTTAAAATTTGATACTTATGTCCGTTAATATGATACATATTGTCGGCAGATTTCATATGTTTTTTAACCATTTTTATATAGTATTATGAGAAAATAATTATTTGCTAAATAATTTGCTAAATTAATTTAATTAATATTAATTTATTAATATTAAAATATTAATTTATTAATATTAGTTATTTTATTAATATTAAAATATTAATTTACTATATTAAAATAGTAACATGTCAAGTATTGATTATAATAAAATAATTAGTACAATTAATAGTGTTCAACAAGACTATACTTACACTCCTGATACAAATAATTTAATATGCATTGATACTTCAAATAATAGAATAGGTATTAATACATTGGATCCACAATATTCATTGCATATAAGTGGTGGGACTATATTTTGTAGCAACTTATATGTAACCGAAATAAGCAACGTGAGCATGAAAAATGTTATTGACTATTTATATGATAAAATAAATAATCTCACAACTATAGCAAGTCAACTATCCTAAACTCTAAACTAATTAATTAAATTACTTATAAAATTAGTAATTTAATTAATTGCATACTAATTTTATCATGAGTTATATTATAAATATTAAAATAGTTAATATTTATAACTAAGTTATAAACTATTATTATGTCTAATAGTGAATATAATAAAATAACTAGTACAATTGATAGCATTACGCGTGACTTTACTTATAGTCCAGACTCAAATAATCTAGTATGTATTGATACTTCAAATAGTAGAATAGGCATTAATACATTGGACCCATTATATTCTTTGCATATAAGTGGTGGAAGTATATTTAATACATCATTAACTGTACGTGAAATAAGTAATGTTAGCCTTAAATTTGTTATTAACGATATAACAACTAAATTAGATAATCTTTTAACTAATTTCAATACTCTTTTAACTGAATCCATAAATACGCCTCCTTATCCACCTGTAAACCTTAGAAGAGGAACCTATAGTTCTAATACTGGAAGCGGAACCATTCTATGGGATCGCAATGAATTGAATATAGGAAATCAGACTATAACCGGATATAGAATCACAATTGGTTCTGAAACTCCATATGATATTCCGGCATCACCTACAAGTTATGACGTCTCTATTTCGAATACTACTACTATTACATTAGTAGCATATAATAACCTAGGCGCATCCTCCCCAGTAACAATTCGCCTTACTGTGATATAATATAACTAACTATTATTTATTTCTAATAAGAAATAAATAATAAATAAGTTCACTATTTTAGTATTGTGATTGATTTAGTCAATAAAAACTACATTAATATTTCTATTTAAAGATTTAATAACTATTTAAGTTAAATAGTTATGTTGTCTAATGATTGTGGGGACAATAATGTTTTAACAATTAAAACAGTTCAAATAGCACCATTTCGTATTTTAATGGCTGCATTAAAGGATATTTTATTGGAAACAAACATAATTTTTACAAAGCAAGGTATTAAAATAATAAATATGGACAAAACACATACAATTTTAGTCCATTTATTTTTAAAAGCCGAAAATTTTGAATTTTATGAGTGTAAGCATGAAAAAATCATTGTTGGTGTTAATATATTACATTTGTTTAAATTGATTACTGCAATTGACAATGATGATACGCTTACAATATATATTGAAAATGACGATTATAATGATGGTATTGTTACAGAATTAGGTCTAAAATTTGAAAATGGTAATATTAAACAATCTAAAATTCAAAAATTAAAGTTAATTGAACCCGAACAAGACGAATTAGAAATTCCAAATATAGAGTTTTCGTCTGTTATTAATATGCCATCAAATGATTTTCAAAAAATCATTCGAGATTTAGCTAATATATCCGAAAAAATAGAAATAAAATCAGTTGAAAATGAAGTAATTTTTAAATGTGCCGGACAATTTGCTAAAGCCGAAATAAGACGAAGCGAAAATAATACAAATATGCAAATGATTAACAAGCAACATAATAAAATTATACAAGGCGAATATTCTCTCAAAAATCTGGTTTATTTTATTAAATGCACTAATTTATGTAATCAAATTGAAATTTATTTGGAAAATAATAGACCATTAATAGTAAAATATAATGTAGCATCATTGGGTGAAATCAAATTATGTTTATCACCATTACCTTCCTCTGGGGGTTCTGTGTAATACTTATATCTATAATAATAACTTTTACAATGTGTCTAAAAATTATTATTGTTTATGGGCTTTAAAAACACAGACCTGTTGCTCTATTGGAAAAAAACTATGTATATTAAAAGGATCTTTATTAACCGCAAAATCTAGTGTTTTAAGAATTTTTTTATCTTTCATCCATATTTTAATTATACAAAAGTTCTTTTTTGGACTTACAGAAACACCATTAATATTATTCAAAATTATTTCATCTTCAATAAAACTAGCGCCAATTATTTTATATACAATAATTTTGAATAGCGATGCAATATCATTATTACTTATTTTATAAGAAAAATAACCACCATTTATATTATCTTCAGACTCCCATAATGGTAAAATATTTTCTTTCATAAAAAAAAGCATCGTTTTTTTAATTAGCGCTTCATTTAAGTTTTCAACAAATAATACTAGTTGTTGCAAATTGGCAAAATCAGATAATTTTTTATAACTGTCAATTGTCCAATCATTATCATTTTGATAATGTATCCAACAAGACCATATATTATTTAAATTATACATGTATTATAGTATTATTAAACATTATTTTATTATGTTTAAACTATTTATATTTATATAAATATAACAATATTTATTATGTTTAAAGTGATAAAATTAAAGTGATAAAATAAAAGTGATAAAATAAAATTGATAAAATATAATAGTTATAATTATTTCAAAGAGAGATTAACTATTTTTATTAACTTTTTGTTAATTGTTGATTTATTATGAATAATTGTGATGTATCACTGTTTTGTACTATGCCTTATGATATTATGCTAACTATATTTAAGTTTGTAAACCATGACTACAAAGATTTAGTAAATCTTAAAAAAACATGTCTAGCCATGAATAAAGAACTAACAAGTTTTACAGTTGCTAAACAAATGTTAGCAGCAAAGATTGGAAACTATGAAGAACTTTTTAAATGTGTGAATGCAGATTGTTATGAAGATACTTATGAATTATTTACATATTTGCATAACTATGGTTATAGACGTTATATTCATCGATGGCAAGAAGCGTTAAATAGTACAAAAATAGTAGTAAATGGTAAAATCTATAGTATACATAGTCCATATTGTTGTGAGTGTTTAAAAACACATATATTAGTTGGAACACTAGAAAATGTAACACATAATTATGATCTTGATAGTCAAGTAAATATTGTTTATAAATGAATGTTATGGTTTATTTATACACGTATTTGTTATTGGATCTCTTACCTTTCCACCATAACAAGTAGGAATACATTGTCCCGTTATATCTCGTTCTCTACCAGGAGGACAAATTTCATAACATTCTAAACCTGTTCGCGCTTTAAATCTTGCAGGAGTTTCATTTGCCGGACATACTTGATTATTTTCGGGACGTCGACCACCAGTTAATATTTGTTGCGCTACATTTCTATTGCGCGCTTGATCAAGAGAACTTAGATTATAATAATCATAACTTATACTAGTAACGCCACTAGTTGCCGGTGTTCTATTCCATGTTGCTTGTTCGGCTGCCGATAATTTATTCCATAACCTTTCTATTTCTTGATCTATTTTTACATTATCAACATTTGTACTTGTTCCATATAGTTGTCTTCTAACACTATTATATTTATTTTCTTTAAATAATAAAAACCCATTTAATCTATGAGTATTACTATAACGTTGTGCATATGTTTCACCTGATGCTGTTATAGTTTGACCCGGATTTAATGTAATAGTACTTCCATAACCAAAAGGGGTCATTGGTAAACCTAAAAAGGTATTATTTGGTGCAACTATACCTTCATAACCAGAAGCAATATAATTATTGTATAAGTCATTATTGCCTATCAACCAATTTGAAAATACAGTATTATATAATCTAGAATTTGCAATATCTCTAATAAATGATTGTTCGGCTAATCTATTTACTATACTATTAACAATAAAATACTTTGTTGGATTTCTAGATAAATCATAAGTATTGCGTGATAAATCAAAATTAAGATCTATTTTATCATATAACTCTTTTCGTAGTTTATCTCTATCTACTCTATTTTCATTTCTAAATTTGTCATATAAATAAGAATATTGCTGTTGATTTAATAATTCACTATCTGTTATATCAAACAAATTTAAACTAACATCTCTTGCACTATTAACATTTTTTCTTAAATCTTTTTTCTCGGGATCTAAACCAAAAATTCGTAATAATAAAGTGGATATTAATGTCATCATTATTATTGGTATAAAAACAAGAACCCATGCAATTACACTATATCCTAAACTACATAAAATATTTATTACTAATGTAAATATTATCATAACTACAAATTTTAAAAATGCACTATTAAAAGCCCCCGCATAGATGTCAATAAATATTTGAACTAATGAAAAACCTATATAAACAAATGCTGGACCGCAAACTTCGGATAACAGCATATTAATAATATAATATTATAATAATATAATAAAATAATAATAATAATATATTATATTTTTATTATTATGGTAAATCTATTTTTTAGTTAATATATCAATTAATATATTCAATTTATCAATTGTATTTTTAGTGGTTGTTAACTCTTTTTCTAATATGCTAAGTTTAGTATCTTTTTCTTGTAGTGTTTTTGTTAATCTTTCATTAATATCACAATAATTGTTTTCTTGATTATTGGGTTGATTGTTTTTAATAGTGTTAGCTAATTCTTTTTCTAATCTATGTATTATAGTATTTTTTTCTTGCACTACATTTGTAATGTCCCGTAACTGTTGCTCTAATTTTGATTTATATTTAGTATTATTATTTTCATAGTTAGTATCAAAGTTTTCTACTTGCTCTTCTAATTTATTTATTAATAAATCCTTTTCTTGTAAAATTCTAACAAAATGTTGTAGTTGTTCTTGTTGTTTTCTCATTATTTCAACGACTTGTTCGTTATTTAATGGTATTTGTTTTCCATCTTGACTTATAACAATTTGACCCTGTGAGTTTTGTTGTTCTAATACCATTTTTCTTCGTTCTTCCTCTATTTCTTTAATTTGTTGTATTACATCTGGTTTATTTGCTGGATCACCTGGGTAATAATTTTGTAATAAACCTTCTAATCTTTCCATATAAAACTCTTTCAAGTCTTTGTCTTTTATAAATTCATCAACACTGCGATCTGATGTTTTTTGATAATTATTTTCACCAGTTTCTAATAATTTTTTTTTATCAAACGTATTATGAATATGCGAAAATACTAAAATTGTTTTCTTTGGTTCTAATTGAACGAATGGAACACTGTAGTTTTTTAAAAATGCTTTTTCTTCGGCTAATGCAGCATTGTCATCATATTTATGATCTTTTAATAATTCACGCTTAAAAGCAAATGTTCCCGCAGTAGCATGCGACGGACTATATGGTCCAAACTGAAACATTTTTTGTATGTGCTTAAACCAAATATAAATTTCACTTGCCCCTGCACATAGTGCATTTGGATGTGTTAGTAACATATTTACGGCATGTGAAACTCTTTCAGGAGGATAATAATCATCATCATCCATATATACTAATATATCTCCGCTAGATTTTGCATGCATAATGTTTCGTTTTTTTCCTAATGGCATTTTTTCATCATAAGAATAATATTTTACCTGAGGTATATCACATACTAAATCTTTGATTTTGTCTGTTCCATCATCTATAATAATCCATTCCATTTTATCTTTCGGATAATCTTGATGATTAAAACACTTAATTGTATATTCCCAAAATGGTCGTCTATTAAATGTTGGAGTACAAACACTTACAAATGGAAGGTCATTATATTTTTTTTCTTTATTCTTTTTACCCATTAGATAATATACTATTTTAACTATTAGTTTTAAATAAAAATATTATATATTATTATTATTAAATTAATAATTTACTAATTTATACACTAAATGTTACTATTAGTTTATACACTAAATGTTGTTATTAGTTTATACAATATTAATAACGCTAATAAACCACCAACAACACCCGCACTCATTGGGTGTAATACTTTCACACCATGAACAACTACAACAATACAGAATAATAATGTTAGCATGTTGCCATGACTTTTAATTATTTGAAATAATTTTGTATAATTTTTAAATGGAATATAAAAAAAACCAAGTATAATATAAAAATTCATAAAGAAAAAAGCAAACATATTTCCAAATACACTAAATATCATTGAATATATTACTATCATAAATATTAATGTCATCCATAAAATATTTAGAAATGGTAAAACTAAAGCAGCTGCAAGAAGCAGTCCTAAACTAAAAAAAAACATATGAAATCGTATATAAAAAACAATAAGCACCCATATAGTAAAAATAGCAAGTGTTCCGTACCATGTATTACTTCTATTTCTTTCATTTGTTGCATTATCAATTTCATCACAATCTACATTTAATGTAAATAATGGGTTAAATAAATTTAATTTTCTATTCCACATGGTTATTAAATACCAATACCACTTTTTCCATTTGTCGCATGGAATTTCCACATCATCTTTTAGACACGTTGCAAACATTCCTAAGTCACAAAATTTCATAAGTATTGCCCAAAAATATGAAAACCCCCATGAAAGTATTAATTCTGATCTTCGTATTGGAAAAAACCAATTCAATATTTCTTCATTTCTTATTTGAGAATCATCAATATTTGACAAGAGATCTGTTTCTTCATCTGAAAGTAGTGTTTTTTTAAATCTAAATAATTGTTCTATTAATCCGTAGAAATCAAAAAGATGTTCGAATTTTTCCACAGTAAAATTTTTAAAAGGATTTTGTGACTTTTTCTCAGCAGCTGTTGGTAATGGTTGTGGATTAATTACATATCTTTCATATGATCCTTTTCTATATCCAACATATGTCACTAATGAGTAAAATACAGCAATAATACCACCAACCCATGTTGCAATAACAATTATTAACCCTAATAAAAATAAACACGATACATTCAGATAATTTGAATAATTGGAGGTTGGTATATATCTTGCTGATATATTACCCCATAAACCCATAAAAATAAGTATAAATATTAATCCCGTAACAAGATTTCTTGATTTGCTATCATTTTTAGTAAAAAATTCCGATAATTTCTTACTAGCCGACATGACTATTAGTTTTAGAAATATTTTTGAAATTATTACAACATAAAAAAAACCTAATAAAAATCCACGTATTGGTATCTTAAAGAGTTCGGCTGGATTAAGACTACTATTACTTGATGTGCTGTTTTCTGCATCATTATCTCTTATTGATTCTGTTGCTTTTGTTTTAATAATTGGTTTGTTAAAAAATGTTATTATGTTATATGGAAAAGTATCATACCACTCAACTTGAATTGTATCAGTTTTTATATCAGAAGATTCACACTCCTTTGACATTTGTATTGTATAATTATCTACGCGTTTTGTTATATATTCATTAACACTATATGGAGCATCACTTAATAGTGTTTCTATACCATTAGTAGAACAATTTCCATAAATAATCCAATATTCATAACAAGCACCCACTAATACTATTGCTATTAATGCGGCAATATCTATTGCTATTTCTCTTAATAATTCCATTACATATAAAGGATGTTTTTTTAGTGGCGCAGTGTAACAAATCTTGCGTTCTCCTTTATTTCTTCCTTCCCGAGTTGACGTGTCTAAATATCGAATATTCATATCATAAAATTCTTCTTCTTCATCTTTCACATTTATTATTTCGTGGCAATTCTGATAACTGAAATCTAAAACACAACAGCCATTTGTATTTATAACTCCACTGTCCTTAGTATATAGATCTGGACTACAGGATTGTTCATTAATACTAGTATCTACTACTACATCCACATACCAATAAGGACTTATATATGAAAAATCCGTAGGTTTAGGACAATATTTAACATTTCTATCTCCTAATAAACCATTATTACTATAAATTGCTTGGACGCCCATAAATACTAATATAATATAATATAATATTTTAAACATAGTTTAACATATTTTAAACATACTTAAACATATTTTTAGACATTAAATATATGTATAAAATTATGACTACAAGTATTTATGATTATAAATTTGAATCATTGGATAAATATTTTGATTTTAAAGATGTATTAATTCTTCCTAAAAAATCAAATTTAAATAGCCGAAAAGAAGTTAATTTAGAAAGAACAATTGATTTTCAAAATGGACTAACCTGGACTGGTATTCCCATTGTAGCAGCCAATATGACAACTATTGGAACATTAGAAGTATACAAAGTATTAAGCACCTATAAAATTATTACTGCTCTTCATAAGTTTCATAAGTTACAAGATTTACTTGATTATAATAAAGAAAATAGTGATTCAAAATTAAATCCTGATTATTTTATGATTTCTACAGGAATTAGTAGCGATGATTATACTAATTTAACAAATATTTTAGATAATTTTGAGTGCAAATTTATTTGTGTTGATATAGCAAATGGGTACATTTCTAAATTTTCTGAATTTTGTAAAGAGTTAAGAGCAAAATATCCAAAAAAGATTATTTTGGCAGGAAATGTTTGCACATTTGAAGGAATACAATTATTAAATGACTTAAAAATTGATATACATAAAATTGGTATTGGTGGTGGCAGTGCATGCACTACTCGTATTCAAACCGGAATAGGTATGCCACAACTTAGTTGTATTTTAGAATGCGTTCAAGAAAATAATAAAACTAATTTTTATAACTTTGAAATAGCTTATGAATTTGATGAGCCTAGGGTGTTAAAATCATTTGTATTAAGTGATGGTGGTATTACTTGTCCTGGGGATTTGGCTAAAGCATTTGGTGCAGGTTCTGATTTTGTAATGATTGGAGGAGCATTTGCAGGACATGATGAGAACCCGGGAGAAGTTGTGTGTGATGAAAAAACTGGCAAACGTTATAAAAGTTTTTATGGTATGAGTTCAAGTTATGCTATGAAAAATAATTACTCATCAAATAACAATACTAAGTATAGGAGCTCTGAAGGGCGAGAACTTAAAGTTGATTATAAGGGATCGTTAAAATCTAGTGTTGAAAATTATTTAGGAGGGTTGAGAAGTGCATGTACTTATACAAATAGCGCTAATTTAGAAGAATTGGCAACCAATAGTAAATTTATTTTAGTAAATAATCAATATAATTCACATTTATTATAAT